CGCTTCAGGGCGACCACTATAGCTCAGGTGATCCTTCACCGATGAGAGAGTACGTGCCCACCAATCAATAGACTGGAAAGCAACGTTCTCATGATGGGAGTTCACTCCATCATATCTATCATTTGTGAAGAACTTCATAAGCGCGGCACTGCCGCCGATCGGTGTAAACCGACGACGGTACCTGGGTACCAACCCCCTAACCAAGGGGCGTTGATATCTTCCGCCAACGGGGTAATCGGGCAAGCCCAATACACTCCGTCGACCCAGCACTGTTGAAGTATCAGCTACAACCGGGAAAGGCATGAAACCCAAAAGGTATTCATCCAACCAGGCTACAGCGCACCACAAACCAGCCCAATAGAGCTGATCACGTAGTGCTACCGCTGATATCACTTGAATACAGTCGCGATGTGATGAAGGAAGGAGCTGACGAACTCTAACAAGAGTTACATCATCTCCACGAAAATATTCCTTTCCACAGCTCTCCCGGAATGAACCATTCCAGAAGGACTTGGATGCATTGACCTTGAAACCATAACGGTTCAAGGCCGCCATCACAGCGTCTACTGCACCTGTGGGAACGATAATATCGTCCCCATAGATGCGTACCGAGTCCACATAAGCGGCAACTTGCCGCCAGTGGGTAAAGCGCATAGAGTAGGCGTCTTCCATTCCTATCATAACGACCGCCAAAAAGACGATTGTTTCCATAGGAAATGTCAGAGCCGAACCCATAGACGCGAATCGATGCAGGGGAATTATTCCATGCATCGGAACGTCTGCGGTAAGGCTACGACTAGCTTGAACTGCATCATGAAGATGCGGCCAATGCTCAGTCATAACTTTAACCAACAGATTGGAGACGCGATCGGATGCCTCACTCAAATCGAGTGTGGCAAGACCCCCATGAAGGGATCCTTCCCAAGCAAGCAACTGGTTAGGTTGCTGATCTCGGGTTCCGATCATACGAGACAGATACGATCCATCAACGTAATCACGAATACAAAGCATTAGTCCCTGTTGTGCATATTGCATGCACGTAGGTTCTTCCGCGATGATACGAGGCGTTTCCAGCGTTTTAGGAACATCAACAACCTTAACAGGTCGTTCATCTCCGGGTTCCCGAAAGGTAACCATGGAATTCCTATCACTAGAGTATGCGACATTAGTCGCATATCTCCAATAAGGGAACACGCTCTCAAGGCGTTCTGTCCACTCCGGCATTTCATACTTGTGGTTTCCCACAAGGCGGTCTGCCGTAGCACCAGATCCATGACGCGGACGTAAGTTCCAATCGCGAATCTCACGATTCACGTTTGTGAACAAGTCCGAGTAGAGCAAGCTACTCATACGCTGAATGCGTATGAGAGCTTCAGAGGAGACCGTAGCCTCCCACTCTGCTACTTCCGTGTCACACTCGACATACTTATCGTATGCCGCCTGAGTCACCTCAGGCGAACAATCTAATTCGATCTTTTTGAATATGAGAGATACTTGACGTATCGCTCTGATCGCATTGGTCGAAGGTTGCTCGAGTACTCTACCGCTACTCCGTTCGAAGACGAGCTCAAAGAAACCCCCTAAAAATATAGGGAGATTCTGTCTGCTCCGGAAACCCGGAAACAGATTAGGAGTTGCTAAGCCAAGTTCAAGAGCTCTCTCGAGCCCTTTCCCTAGGCTAGGCAAAGTGATTGTTAGAAAACGATCACCCTCGCCACCAAAACGCGTTTGGAGTGTTTCCACATCCAAACGGGTGTCAACGGCACAGAGACTACCTTCTTCTTGAAGAATAATCTCAAGGAGTTTTAGTAGGCTTTTCATCTCATCCCTTTCAAAAGAGGGGTGGAATCCTGCCCTATGCTTACCACGATGGGGAGAGCCGATTAAGGCCCTCCCCACCGCACCCACTTCACGCCGAATGGCGCGAAGTTCGAACACGTTCGCGAGGCGTCGCCTTATGAAAGGCGGCTACACTGGCCAAACCGTACAGAGGCATCAAAAGCAAACAGCCGAGGATCACAACTTCCGTTGTAATCACGACTCAAGCCCAAGAAGCTTCTTCAGGTTGGCGTTCGTACTGGCAGTAAGCCAGGTGAACTGTCCAGTGATGAGCTCAATGAGCTCAGCCTCAGTGAACGAGTTGCTACTCGGACGATCAATAGTGATCGTGATCCCACACGACTCTTCGGACTTAAGGTCCGAAAGAGGATTGGTGGAGATCTTCTTTCTCGACATCTTCGTCACGCTACGCTTCCGCCCCTTAGGGAAGAAGTGAGAGAGACGAAGGTCAAAGATGCCGTCAGAAGACGCGAAATAACCCACGAAATTATCGAGGGTAAGACGCGGCAACGAAACGGCAGAACCGATAGTAGCAGACTGCGGGTCGGTAAACATTTGGCAACTCCAGTTCCACACATGGTGGTTAACATCTAGTAGACACTTTGTCTACTAGTTATAGCCTCCTCGTGGAGCCTTGGTGATACCAATGGCTGCGAGGATGGCGGCTCTGATAGGACTATTTATCCCATCAAAGTCGCCTTGGTTGATGAATCCATAGGGATTCGCACGTATGCGCTCCTTTTGAAGGTAGCTCATATTGGTGCGACATTCACTAATTGTCGGATAACCCGGCAACTGTGAAGTAACTTGAGTATGCTGTTCTGCTGCCAACTTAGTTGTCAGCATGGCATACGCATAGTTAATCACCAAGCTTTCGTCATTAATTCTTTCGGCAAGGGACAAACTGCCCTGAATGTCGAAGAACCAGTCCAAAAGCCAGGACCAAGGAATTATTTGCCAAATGGATGTCGCAGAAGGAAGAAACCGTAAATAACGGTTTACATCTTCTGTGAGTCTCCCAAGATCCCAATTATTAATTGGAAGTTGGGGGACAAAGTAGGAAAAACTCCCAGAAAAGGAGTAAGTTTCCTCTTTCACCATTTTTAGAGTCGAAGAGAAGACGGCACCATAAGGTACATGCAATGTTCCGACGGCTTGATTTTTAACATCAAACCCAAAATCGGAAATATTGCCGTACTGAATATTCCCTTGAGTTTTAAGCTCAAGAGGATAGAAGGTCCGCTCGGTTAACCGAGTGGGCTTCTGGAGTCGTCGTCTCACACCCCTACCACTGTCTCTCTGCAACTGCAGAAGAGACTTGTGCATGTCAAACATGGCACGCACAATCGAGGTAGCGTCACTAACAGTTGGACTAACTCCGAACACGAAGTTCAGGAATTCGTCCGCTCCGCGTCGACGCCAGGTAGCCTTATATGACTCAAGATGAAACTGAGCCAAAGGCACCTTCGGGAACCCAACAAGGAGTTCACCGATCGACGCAAAGACGTTAGCATGGGGTTTATTCGGCGCAAGGTTACTAATCATCGATTTGCCAAAATCCTGCAAATTCCCCAAAGAGGGAGTAGCAGCTTTCGAAGTAAAACGGTCCACGGTCGAAAGACCGGAACTGTTTAAAAATCGAAAAGGCATTTGCGATTTGAGGATGTCGAGAGGTTCTGCATTTACGCAGATTCCCGGCCCCCCAATATACTGTTGGGTATTATTAGCCCACCAGATAAGATTAGTACCACCGAGGGATGTAGATGTCTCCTCCTTAATGACACGGAACGCATGTCCCGTGTCAACTACTGAGGGTTCATCCTTTCCTAGGCTATTAGCCTGGAAAGCCTTACGCCGCCGTAAGGCGGCGCTACTGTTCAGAAAGTACCCATAAGGGTCCATTGTCTGATCAAGTATAGGTTGTCCTTCGATATCATCTCGCCAAGAGATGACTTGCGATCTCTTCTTAGAAGAGCTACTACGGCGCTCCGTACCAGTCCCAACCAGACGCACATAACGTGCTTTCTGGACCTGGGACATACGTACACGCTTATCGTAGCCTTCCATGGGCAAACCTCGATCCTTTATCATCAAGTCCAGAGGCCAGACCTGCACTGCAGGACCTCTGGGGAAGGGATGATGCCACAGACACCAGGGGGGCCCCTAGGG